CGTTAAGATCCTGATCCGAAAAAATTACTCTGATCAAATGTGATAGGTAATTCAAACGTATCAGGTGCTCCAGCTTCCTTTTCTTCTTCTGTAGCTTTTACAGTCAAAGGCTTGATAGAGTACTTTGTCTTCTGTTCCTTGATATGATCTGAAATCTGGTTAAACACAGAAGCATCACAGTTTTCAAGAAACTCTTTCAAGAAAGCTGGTTGGGTAACCTTTTCTCCTCCATCTGGAGTTATGCTTGTTACACTGTTAATCAAAATGTTTTGATTTATGTCTGTAAGATTAGCAAATGATTTTTGAAATCTGTCAAGTTTAACTTTAGGATCAATATCTTCATTTTCAATTATTTGAAAAACTCTTTGTTCTTCAAATGCTTTGATTGATTGCTGAGTGGTCGTTTGATAATTTACCGGTTTGACCTCAACAGTAAAACCAGTAATTTTGAATTCACTTTCAAATACAGCATTTTGTAGTGTATCATATAATTGCTGAATGTTGAATGTGTAATCCCTGGTTAGTTTTGTGTTTGGAATGTTTGCTGTCATGTCGATAGAGTCTCCATAACTGGCCATTCTGATCGCAACAAGGATTACGTCTAAATCAATTGACGGAACTTGCCAAGCGTCCTTTACATTAGGGACACAACTTTGTATCACATTCACTGTAGCTTGTCCGTTCAATAAAGCATCGGGAGTCTTGAAAGTAATCTCATCCCTTGCTGTCATCGCATAAACAGGAATCTCTCCGTTTTCAGGATAGTCAAGTGAGCCTTCAGGCCACCATTGTCCTTTGCTAGGCAGTGTTATGTAGATCTTAGGTTGTCTTAGATGTTGCTTTAATGGATTGCCCATTGGTTTGGTTGGCTCTCCAACAGGAACACCCATTCCGCCAGGTCCCATATTAGGCGGCATAGAATTATCTACCATGTTTATTTCTCCTGCTAAATACTTTGTAAGTCATTCAGTATATTTATGGCTAAGTATAATGTGAGTATTTAATTCATGGCGACAGTAACGGTTGATATCCCAGGTATAGGCGAAGTAGAAGCAAAAAACGCGGCTTCTGAAGCTACTTTACGAGAAATCCTTAAGAATTTAGGGGGTAGATCCCCTGTAGGCAGTCCAGCAGGTCAAGCTGGAGGAGGCGTTAGGGGAGCTGACAAGGCCGCTGGAAATTTGGATAATTTTAGCAAGGCTACTGATGGAGCAACTACATCTGTTTCTACTTTCAGTAAAAAATTATCTAACTTTGCTGGCGGTATTCTTAATTTACTTACAAGTGCTGTAAGTGCTACTGTAGGATCAGTAGTCAACTTAGGTGCTGAAATACTAAAAGGCGGTAACACTCTTACTGACTTTGCTCAACACCTGCCAATTCCTGGACTTCAAGCATTTTCAGGACTACTTGACAATCAAATAAGTTTATTTAGAGATTTATCATCTACCGGTGCGTCATTTGGTAACAATATGTTTGAGATTGTAAGAGTAGCTGGACAAGCGGCCATACCAATCGAACAGTTTTCTGAATTGATACAAAAAAGTGGAGATGGACTTAGATTGTTTGGACCATCAGTTGAAAGTGGTGCTAGGCAATTTGCTACACTAGCAAAACAATTAAGACAAGGCGAATCAGGCAAGCGACTAATGGCAATGGGCTTTACCACACAAGAACTTAATGAAAATATGATTGCGTTCAATGAGATGATGCATGTTTCAGGTAGAACAAGCAGAATGACAAATCAGCAATTGATTGATGGTACAGCAAAATATTCTTTGGAACTAGATAGGATTGCCAAGCTGTCAGGCAAAAGTAGAAAACAGCTTGAAGAAGAAATGAAGGCAAAAAATCTTGACATTAGAAGACAAATGGCTATCAACAGATTAGGTCCTGAATTTGCTTTAGCTTTGGAAGATGCGGCCACTGCTAGTCCTAAGCTGGAAGCGGCATTGTTAGACATGGCTGACGGAGTTGCTAATGATCCTCTTACCAGAATGTTAATGGCAAACAGTGATACATTTAGAAATGAAGCACAGAACATTCAAAACATGACAGCTGAGGAACGTAGAAATTTCTTTGCCCAAGTAAAAAATGATGGTATGAAATTTGCTAACCAACTAGGAGAGGCTGGTGTACAAGCATCAATGGCTGGAGGTACAGCGGCAGGCGAATTTGTAACTATGGTTGGAGAACTTGGTAAAGTAAAAGAAACCATTGAAGGAACCAATTCATCTGTGAAGGCAGAACAAGAAGCACGAGACGCGGCTACAGCACAAGTATCTCAATTCGCAGAAGCGGCGGCAACTGCTACAGGACTTATACAACAACAAGTGCTCAACAGTGAAATATTTCAAAAATTAAAAACTGACATAACAAACTTTCTTCCATCTATTGAGGAAGCTCGATCATTGGCAAATGCCGCGGCTCCTTATATTGATCAAGCACTAGATGCCCTTTCTGGTGTATATGATTATTTGAAAGGCGATGGATTAAAATTTTTAAAAGAATCAGTAGAAGGTATTTGGGGATGGATGACCGGAGATGGTTTGAAAATGGCTATGGATGCTTACAAATATTTTAAAACAGATATGCTTCCTAAAATTACAGAGTTTGTTGAAAAACTAGGACCATTAATAGACAATATAGTTGCTTTCACAGGAAGATTTTTACAGGATCCTGGAGCGGTTTTTACAGATGAAATACTTCCAGAAGTACTGAAATGGGGAGGACTAGTAGCGGCAGGAATAGGGGCAACTATCATAGCAATAGTAAAAGGCCCGGCAATAGTGGCGGCTCTTAGTGCGTTGTTAGTAGGGATAATTACAGGTCCTTTTGGAGTTGCTTTCCTAGTAGGAACGGCAGTCATAGCCGCACTTACAACGGCAGTGGCGGCTTTTGGTGTGGAAGGTATCAAAGATTTTGTTATGAAGGGTTGGGACAAGTTTACACAAGGCATAAAAGATGTCTGGTCAGGTATTATGGATTTCTTCACGGGCATAATAAATTTTGATTTAGGATCATTTTTTAGCAATTTGGTTCCAGATTCGGTTAAAAATTCAGCCTTGAATCCTATGAATTGGTTTGGAAGTAGCAAAACACAAGCCAAAGCACCAACTTCGGTACAGGTTGCTGAAGCAGAATCCGAAGTAGAAAAGGTAAAACCAATTACAGATAAGATAAGTGAAACAGCCGATTCTGTGGTCAATGATGGCACTATTGCGTTAAATACATTGATGATGGAGCAAAATGATTTAATGAGGAAACAGAACAAGCTATTAGCGAAGCTAGATGGTAATATGCTTGGCTAGGAAAAATAATGAGTTGGAAAAGATATTTTACACAAGCAGACAATGATGGATCTAACAGTCCATTAAGTATGTCAGGCTCACAGCCAGGACCTGCTAGAACAAATTATTCAAGTTACTTACCGGATGTGTACACAGGTGCGCCAAACAGAGTAGAACGTTACGGACAATATAATGTAATGGATCAAGACTCTGAAGTAAATGCGGCTCTTGATATTTTAGCAGAATTTTGTACACAGCTTAACGCTACAAACAAAACTTCCTTTCAAATTGATTTCAAACAGCAAGGTACAAGCAGTGAAATAAAAATAATCGAACAATATCTTCAGCAATGGCATAGACAAAACAATTTTGAAACTAGGATGTTTAAAATTGTAAGAAATGTTTTTAAATACGGAGATGCTTTTTTTATTAGAGATCCTGAAACAAAGACTTGGTTTCATGTAGATCCAGCAAAAGTATCAAGTATTATTGTAAATGAATCAGAAGGTAAGAAGCCTGAACAATATATTGTTAAAGATATCAATCTTAATTTTGTTGATAAGGTTGCTACAACCCCATATACAACTAATGGAAATGTTACCGGAGGAGGCGACGGTTATCTAACAGGCGGCGTTAGGGGTATGGTTGGTAACACTTCAACACAAAGTAGCAATTCAAGATTTGGAATAGACAAATCTAAAGAAGTAGCAATTTCCGCAGAACATATGGTACATCTAAGTTTATCTGAGGGCTTAGACAATAATGCTCCATTTGGTAACAGTTTGCTAGAAGGTATATTTAAAGTATACAAACAAAAAGAATTACTTGAAGACGCTATCATTATTTACAGAACACAAAGAGCTCCGGAAAGAAGAGTCTTTTATGTTGATGTAGGTAACATGCCATCACACTTGGCAATGCAGTTCGTAGAACGTGTCAAAACGGAAATCCATCAGAGACGTATTCCGTCAAAAACTGGTGGAGGCACATCAGTAATCGATAGTGCTTACAATCCATTATCTACAAATGAAGACTACTTCTTTCCGCAGACAGCAGAAGGAAGAGGTTCAAAAGTTGAAACACTACCAGGCGGTACTAACTTAGGTGAAATTGATGACCTTAAGTATTTTACAAATAAACTTGTAAGAGGACTACGTATTCCAAGTTCATACTTACCAGCGGCCGCACAAGACGAAGGCCAAGCACAGTTTAATGACGGTAGAGTAGGTACAGCTTATATCCAAGAATTGCGTTTTAACAAATACTGTGAACGTTTACAAAACTTAATTGCTGAAGTGTTTAATCAAGAATTCAAACGTTATCTTTTAGAAAAAGGTGTAAACATTGACGTTGCTATGTTTGATATTGTTTTTCAAACTCCGCAAAACTTCGCAAGTTATAGACAAAGTGAATTAGATAACCAAAGAATAGGTACGTTTGCTCAAATACAAGCAATACCATTTGTAAGTAATCGCTATGCCATGAAACGTTTCCTTGGACTAAGTGATTCTGAGTTAGCAGAAAACGAAAGATTGTGGAGAGAAGAAAATGCGGAAAATATTACAATGCCTACTAACGCAAGTGGCGAAATGAGAGGAGCCGGTGTAAGTGGAGCAGGCATTGATGCTGATATTGCCGGAGCAGAAGACACAGCACCGGATGACACAGATCCAACGGTTAATGCGGGAGCAACTGATACAACAGGAGCACCAACTGACACAGCATTGGGAGGAGCCGAGGAAACACCTACGGCATAAATAGTTACATGATACTGCGTGAATTTTTTTATTTTGATAAACAAACCTTTGAACCAGTCGAGGACAAGTCCTACGATCCAACTGATGACGAAAGTATTGTCAAACGCGATGATACAAGGAAGACACGCCTTACTTTAAAAATGATCAATAAGGCTCGTCGAGCCGCAGAATTCCACCAAGAAGAAAAAGAAAAGGAACTAGAATTTATACGTCAGATGTACGGCGTTGCGGCACAACCTGAAGTATAAGGAGCCTTTAAATGACTGTTGCTTTCGTAATAGGTAATGGCGAAAGCCGTAAAAATATTGATCTCTACGCACTAAAGAACTACGGTAAAGTATACGCTTGTAACGCTGTATTCAGACATTTTAGACCCGATTATCTAGTTGCTGTTGATGTAAAAATGATTTTAGAAATAAATCAACACAAATGGCAAATGGAAAATGAAGTATGGACTAATCCTAATAAACAGTTTCACGGATTTCAAGGATTTAATTTTTTTCAGCCTAGTAAAGGTTGGAGTTCAGGACCAACAGCACTATGGTTGGCAAGCACACATAAACACGATACAATTTATATTTTAGGATTTGATTTTCACGGTAAATTACCGTTGGGTATTGCATCAAAATCCCTCCTGTTTGGTTTCCGCCGTTCTCAGAGAGGTAAAATC